GGCGGGGGGATGTCGGACCCGATGGCCGCATCTTCTGGGCCTACATGAGAGGTCGTGAGGCATGGCTAACCCGTGAACGCTTCGAGGAAGCACAATATCAACTCAAAATTAAACTCCTTAACAAATGAAACCCAAGAAACCTTTAGCACTTACCTTTGAAATCGACGGCTATCAGGAAGATCAAATCGTCGCGGTCTCTCTCAAACAAACTTACGAGGACATCGTTGCCAACAAGCACGGCACCTATGATTGGCCGGAAGAGAAGGAGGCGATGCTGAAGTCGCTTCGCTGCGTCTATCACTACTACACGGGGAGGAGGCTGAAATGAAAGAGATCTCCCGCGTCTATCAGATCAAAACCAAGTGACCCGGTGACAGCGATTGGTGGTATCACGGTGGCCCGATCACCGACAAGAAGACTGCTATTGCCGGGGTCAAACACACCCGCTCTCTGATTCAGGGAAGCGGCAGGAAGTGCAAGCTGGTCGAAGAAATCACTTACGAGAAAACCCTACCCGAAACAAAATGAACCCCAACACGACGACCCGATGCTTATGACAACCGAACAAATCAATATCATCATTAAACTCATCGAAGCACAGTCCAATCTAACGCTTGCGGCAACTCACTCGTCCGATGGCGGGTTAGTCGAATCCGTAATCGTGCGACGACTAGAGGAAGAACTCCTCGCAACTGCTGAAGACAAATGAGCGACACGCCGATACCAACCCATTGCCGATTCTGCGTCTGCGGCCCTCTTGATTACACGAACTTCATTTGTGGAACTGATTACAGGCTGACAAGGCGTGGAGACCTCTGCCGCGAACGCGAGGCGCGGCAGAAACTAGAGGCCGAGGTCGAGGAGATTAAAGCAAACTACATCCGCCAGCAGTTTGAAATGCAGTTAGAAATAGAAGAGCTTAACCGCTTGCTGGTCGGCTGGAAGCAACGAGCAACCATGTCAGAGACAACGCTAGAAGCCACGCAGAAAGACCTTCGACGAGCCGTCGAGATTGCGGATGCTTTTTACGAACACGATGGAACGCCATGGAATGCACTCCGAAAAGAACTCGACGATATCAAGGCAACCCTCAACCCATAATCCTAATGATCGACGAGATCCACCAAGAGCGGGACATGGAACCAGACCCCATGTTCCGCATTAAATGCCTCCAGAAACAGCTTCAATGGATGGAGGGGCAGAGGTATGACCTAGAGACAACGATAAGCAGTTTAAGGGCTATCCTGCGGCTAATAATCGACCGCATAGAGGTTGATAATGATGACATGATGCAGAGCCTGATCGCACAGGCCAACAGGATGCTAAAGCTATGAAGGGAGTTCCTTATTACAAGGCGGGAAAGGGAGACACTCCTCGCTCCTGCAACTCAAAAGCATATCTGGAGAACTATGAACGCATCTTTAGAAATGCCCGACGGCTAAAAAAGCCCGACGAAAAATGCCCGACGGCTAAAAAAGCCCGACGAAAAATGCCCGACGGGACGGGAATGCGGAGGGAAATGTCGATGCAAGTCAAAGTAAGTGATTGTGCGTGATTGTCTTACAGCTTTCAAAGTAAGTGAATGTCTTACAGATGTTAAATTAAAAAATTAGCTGTCTGGAATGTCGCATAAAAAGAAAACAATAAAAGGCTTTATATTGTAGGGGGCAGGATAAAGGACAGGATAAAGGACAGGGGAACGAAAAAGGGGAAGCAAGGGGGGGGCAATAAAGGCAAAGAAAAAGCCCCCTGCCGATAAGGGCAAGGGGCTTGCTTTCTGGTTCTATATGATGGAATATATAATCTTCAGTCCATGATCTTTGATTGAGAACCCGCAAGCATTAAAGGAAACATTACTCCTCCCCCTTTTTCTGGCTGCTTTGAGTACCTTTGCGGCAGTGAATCGAGATAAAGGCTCATAAAATTCACTTTCCGGGAACTTTAGTCTGCAATCAATCTTTTTCATGTTTTATTTTTTTTTCTATGCTTTTCGGAATGCTTTCCTTGCTTCTCCTAAAGTGTCAAAGGAAACCCAGCGTCCATGCGGTTGATCGTCAAAAATGCGAACATGCCAGTTTCCGTCTTTGTATAGTTCCACCTTTCCGTTATTTGTCTGCTTCTCTTGCACATACCCACAGGCAAAAGAATAAGCGGAAAGGTCGCCGTTCTTATTTCTGAATTTATCTTTCATGTTTTATTTTGCTTTTTATTTGTCTTTTCTGTTGTCTTTATATGCACAAGTTAGGCAGCACCACACAAAGCACACAGGCATTGCGGCGAGTGTTGCAAGGACGGAGAAACGAGCGAAGGCGAGGAGGGTTTCCATTAGAGCCATTCATGGTTGAGTGCGTATCCGTTGCCATAGAGGGCATAAGAAAGGGAATGCACAAGGTGATATCCCATATCCATTCCGCACCCTCCTACTTTGATGCAGTCTGAACCGTTTTTAGTCGTGATCTTCCAGCCAAGGGCCTTTCCTGCCGCATAGTTAGGGTGGATAAAACCTAATTTCCCTGTAATTTCATCTTTCCAAGGAATTACTAGGGATATGTGCCGAGTCATTCCCGATGATGAGACATTGCGAAGGATTGTGTAAACCGTCGTCCCTTCTGGCATCCATTCCTTGAGCCTTGCGATTTGTTCTTGTTTTTCGTTGTCGTTTTTCATGATGTTATATTGTTTTATTTAATGTTTTATTTTTGTGTGTATTCTTCCCAATTAATCATTCCCTTCAGAAAGGCAGCAATTTTCCATCTTTCCATTGCGTCAAACCCCATTTGATCCCCTTGTTGGACGAGCCACATGAAGGAGCGGCTTCGAGCTTTGCGTTTTGCGTCGGAGATATTGCCGTTAAGAAGTGATTCAATAATGTTCATTCTGAAATGAAACAATAGATGGTGAAGGCTACAAAGGCAGAACAGAAGATAAATGCCAGTGTGTGAAGGATTGCGTTTTTCATGTTTTCTTCTTTTGGTTCCGTCGAGAGTTGATTCCCTCGACTTCTTAAAAGTTACCCTTTCCCCTTCCCTATGTCAAAAAATAAAAGGAAAAAAGTTTTCCCTGTCACAAATTATTTTATTGACAAATAACTTGTCACGCTCTCAAATTCATTGTCTTACATCATGGGAAGCAAACTAGCAATCAATCGAGAGGAGGTCAGGGCAACCTACCTTGCAACTGGGTCATTAAAAGAGGCGGCTCGTCTTCACGGAGTGAAAGAAGCAACGGTCAGACAATGGGCGAAAAGGGATTTCTGGGAAACATCCACCAATGCTCAAAAGCTAGTGAACAAGGCAAGGGAGATTCAAGAGATTAAAAGAGAAAAGGGGCATTATGATGCTGTGCCTGTTTGTCACTCTTCCGATGCGTTGTCACGATCACTAGAAGAGAATGGAAAGGCTTTTCACTCAGCAATGGGGATCGGACTGACCAAAGCGGCCTCATGTCTTACAGAGTTGGACGGACTCTCTGCGTTGGAAGCATCGAGGAAGATGGTAGACCTTGCGAACGCAGGTAAGACGATATTTGGGATAGGACAGGAGAAGGAGGGAGCGATGCTGTCAGTGAACGTCCTACAGCTTGGTCTGGACGCTCTCTCTATCGTGAAGCCGGCGTAATAGCTTGTCTTACACAGACGAAGCAAGAGATTGTAAGGCAGCCGGCGTGTCGTGGTGATGTCCGTTATTGTCTTGCGTTCCCGTCTCTGCTTGTCTTACCTCGTCTGTCCTCGTCCCCTTTTGTAAGGAATCTATTATTTCAGGACAAGCCATGACGGGCACCACCCCTTGTCTTACGAAGTTGCCCGCCGATTTGCGATAATAACCCCTCCACAATTTTTCCTAAAAAAGCCTAGTGACACTTTTGCTAGTCCCGTTTTCTTCGTTGGCGAGCCTCGCTCTGTTGTTTCCAGTGGCAACGTCCGTAGATGGTTTTTAGAGCGATGGATTCTGGGAGGTCTTGGATGAAGATTTTGAGGCGAAGGGCATGATCTGGTTCCATGAGGGAGACTAGATGGGAGAATTCCTCGCCCTGAGCGGCTAGTTTGGTAGCGTGTAGGTAGGATTGGAAGGAGAGGGAGGAGGATTGGTTCATCATAGAAGTGTATAGAAAGTATAGTTTTTTATGTATGTAGGAATTGACGTATAAAGGAAATGATAATTTCTATACTTGATATTCAAGACTTGGAAGTGAAGGTAGATTTGATCTGAACATAATGACTCCCCAGAGCCTACTTTCTTAGGGTAGGGTTGGGATTGCTTGTTTCCTCGGCCTATCAATGTCCTATGTAGCCTTATCTCTAAAGTGGATTGAAACAAACAAGCGGTTGGCAGGGGACGAAACCCAAGATACAACTCATCAAGTTTAAGAAAGGCGCGGATGTTCTTCAGCGACCCCTTCTGATACCTTCACCAGAGCAACCCTGTTCGGAACTATTGCTGTGGCTACACTCCTTTCCTCATCCTGTGAGGAGATTGGGGTGAATCTATGATGAGTCCCGAGATGTGTCAAGCGATGAATCTTCCTCGTGGACAAAATTGTTTGTATAGGGCAAGTAGATGGTGGTAATGAGTGTTGATCTGTTTATTAGGACATATGCCGCTGATGCTGGTTGGCTTGAGCTTTGCTACAAGTCAATCAAGAAGAATGTCACTGGATATAATCAGATTCACATTGCTGTCCCTGCGAATGACTATCCCCGTCTTCCAGATGTGGGCGCATCGGAGGTGCACTTAGTCCATGATTCCTGTACAGGATACATGGCACAGCAGATTACCAAGCTCCATGCCGATGAGTATTGCGATGCTGATTTTATCTGTCATGTGGATTCAGATTGCATCTTTAATGTTCCTCTTGATGTGCGGGATTTGATTGTTTACGGGAAGCCCGTTTATCTCGTCGAGGATGGCGTAGAATCGCCTTGGCCTCCGATTATGGGGAAAGCATTGGGATGGGATAGCGGGAAGGATTATATGCGGAGGCATCCTTTTGTGTTTCCGAGGGTGCTATATCCTGAGTTTAGGGCATGGATGAAGAAGAAGCATGATATGGAGTTGAAGGAATATATTGCTGGGCAACCAAGGCATGAGTTCTCTGAGTTCAATGTGTTTGGGGCTTGGTGTGATCGTTTTAGGCATGATCTGTTTGAATGGAAGCACCCATCTGATTTTCCCACCTATCTGCTTCAGTATTGGAGTTATGGAGGGGTGGAGAAACATCGGGGAGAGATTGATAAGATCCTTGCAAATGAGAACCCTGTGATCTAATAAGCAGGGATGTCAGCCGCATCATCCAAAGAAGAGCCCAGTGATGAAGATGTGTTCGTTATTAGACAGCTTAGAGCTATCGCTGGAGAGCATTTTGAGGTGGCTTTGATCCTGTTAAGCAGGGAGGAGAATGGGAAAACTGAGTATTACCACACTGCTGTTGGCAACCAATTTGCCATCAAGGGGCTGACTGAGGCTTACATGGATGGCGAGTTTGAGGAGATTGACGAAGACACGGAATGGTTAAATGATGATTAAACCTCCTTGACCTAGCGCAAGAAGGTTAGTAATCAGTAGGATACTCATGCCGTCCCTCACTTTCTCACAGGCCAAAACTCTTTTTGCTCCCTTCATTACCAGTCAAGGTGCGAGCGATGCTGTGGTGGGTTCTGCGATTAACTTCTGCAACGAGAGGTTTATCTCCTCTGGGCAATGGCGGGGAAATCGGTTTGCCTACAACTTCAGCGTTTCTCAGGACTCTGCTGGGAACTATTATTTCGATACCATCCCCGGCATTGAGTCGGTGTTGAGGGTTATTGCCCTTGATCCCACCTACATGACTGGAGAGATTGCTGATGTCATGACTGATTGGTATCCTTGGAATGAGAATGGGATTGGTTATATGTCCCCCACATATGTTGGGGATACGCAGATCCTTCGCCTTGGCAACACGCCTGTTTTCCCGCTTCCCTCTGGAGATGGGGCTGGTAATTTCACCTCCGACACCCAGCGTTATCGGGTTATTGGGAAGATTCCTGAGACTAGGACGATGATGTGCTTGGTTCGCAGGGGGTATGTCCCCTTGGTGAATGACACCGATGTTCTCATCCCCTCTAACATCAATGCCTACCGATATGGTTGTCAGGCATATAACTACGAAAATATCAACGAGTTAGAGAGGGCGCAAGTCTATTGGGATCTGGCGTACAAGTCACTGAATGATGAGAGCATTGCCTTTGAGGATGGAAGCTCAGATCAAGTTGAGATTCAAATGAAAGCATTCGCCCCTAGCCTCATTCAAAACCTAATTTAATATGGCCAGAGTTACCCCCCCAGACCCCAACTACAACTGGTTTGCCCCGGGAGCATGGCTTGATTCCATTTATAGTGGGATCGAGGGGGCGGTTATGGGGCAAGGAGGTGTTCAAGACCCCAAAAACCTTCCAACACCTACTGGTTATTATCCTAGGAAAGGCGGTGGTTTTTATCAATTACCTCAAAAAGAAAATCCATATAACATGGACTGGGGGAATTATTTCAAGGAAATGGGGGGAGGCCAGCCTATGCCAACTCCATTTGAAAACAGGCCGAGCGAATTTGCTGACTCGTTCCTTGCTGGCAAGGGGTCTCCTTTTGATTTGTCGGACTTAAAAAGTGCATCAACTTCCCCCTTGGCAAATCAAAGTGCCCAAAACACAGCGCAGTTTTCTAAGGAGTCCAGCGATAAACAGATGCAGGATCTTCAAGATATCCATAAAATGCAGTCTGGTGACTACTCAAACATATCAGAAGCGTTCAAAGCAATTCAAGAAGCCTACAAGCCTTACGCTGGCAGGGGGATTGCTGGGTCTGAAGACATTAGAGTGAAGTCAGATGTTCATGGTCGCCCCTACACAGTAGTGGATGTTTCCCCCCAAGAGCACAGGGGAATTGAAAGCGGAATGGGGGCATTAAGTGATTTTTCATCTCTGCGCCCCCTTCAAGCATCTTCGGAGATGCAAGATGCCGTTTCTATGGCAGCTAAAAGGTTTAAGGCGCAAAAATCTGGACAATCTGGCGTTGGATATGGATTTGATGATTCAATAACAGGCAACCCCTATAAATAATATGGCAACACAAGGCCCCGCTTACATCTTTAGCTCTCGCCCCAGCGGAATGGGTTCACCATACCTTGAGCATTATCTTAGTCCCGAAACTGAAGAAAAACAGGCGCAATTTCAAGATGCCCTTGCTTTAGCCAGAGAACAAAGAGAACAAAAAAGTTTTGATCTTGAAAACGCAAGATCGTTAAGGCAAGAAAGAATGCAGGATATCAGAGACCGCAAGGAGCTTCGCATGATGGATCAGCAAGAGGCCCTTGAATCTGCCCAAGAAAAAATTTCATCTACTCTAGGAAACCCCGCTGATATGGGATTTCAAGAGAGATATGAAAAAATCATGGGAGATCCAGATATTCACAAAGCAAGGGCAACAACTGGTGGAAGACAGGCGATTGATTCCATGCTCCAAGAAGCAAAGGCGTCTCATGCCGACTATTTGGATTCTTGGAATAAAATAGGGGCTGGATATGGTTGGAGCGGAGATCCTAGGACGCTTCCTCGAAATAAAGATGGATCGGTCAACTGGGATTTATCAGTTGAAAAAGTATTTAAGCCAGCCCAACAGCAAAGGGATCAACTTCAAGCCCAACAAGCCATGCAGAAAAAAATTCAAGAGCGTGAGACTGCATTTAAGTCTGGCCTTGTGGCTGGTGAACTGTCTCCCGAAGGAGAGATGAAATACAAGTACGAGAAGGGGGCAAGGCCAAAGGCAATACCACTTAACTCCCTCCCTATTGAGGAACAACTAACTGTGTTGCGGGGCCTTAAACGCAACATTGATCCCAACTTGCCTCACGAACAACAGAAAAAACTTCTGATGGACTTGGCAAAGAAGAGTGGCTATACCTACTAGCCCGTCATGGCTGATATTTTCGATGAGATTCTAGGAATTAAAAAAGATGCCCCCAAGAGGGACATTTTTGATGAAGTATTATCTGAAAGACAAACACAAGGAGGTGAAAAAAACAATGAACAAGATCAGTCACAAGCCAACCCGCAAAGCAATGCGGAACGAGGAGCCTACCAACAAAACCAGCCTTCCGCTGGCGGCGGGTCACAGGCCGTCGATCAATCCAGTCCACGGAACGGGCAAGAGTCTGTCGGGCAAGTCAACGCCCGTCAGTCACATCCCCAAAAACCGCCGCTAAAAGGCGACATATTCGATCAAATACTAGCGGAAAGAGGTGAGACGAATGAAGAAAATGCCCAAGCAAAAGGCCAACGAACCCAAGGGGAAGAAGGTCGGCAAGCAATACGACCAGAAGGCACTCAGGGGAACGAAGCGGAAGTAGGGACGAGCGGGGTTCCAACCCCCGCTCCCACATTAGCAGGGCAACTCCAGACAGCGGAGGGGCAGAAAGCCGCTACTGCATCTGGAATTGAGGGACTGGTTAAAGCTGGAGTGGGTACAGTTGCCGCAACTCTCGCTGAAGCGGCTCTTATACCAGAGGAAATTGCAACTGGTGGGCTTGGATTGGTTGCCGCACCAGCAGTAGGGATGTTCGCCTTTGAAGGCGGTTCCGAATTAGCTGACAAAGCCCTCATCAAGCCAGTTGAGTCCATTCTCGGGATCAAGAAAGGCATTAAGGAGGCGAAACAAGCCGCACCTAAAGCCGCTGAAGCGGGGGATGTTGCCTCCATGCTCCCATTCGGCATCAAATCCCTTAAAGGATTCTACAAAGCTGGTAAAGAAGCAGCAGAAAAAGCCGCTGAAGGGGAAGCTGTAAAGGAAGCGGCTAAAGCTATTGGCTCCAGAGCGGCTTTGGGAGCAGTTGGTGGAGCCGCATTTGAGCCTGTTCGCTATGCTGTTGAGGCTGGAGAGCAAGCAACTGGCATTAGCGATGAGGCTCCTGCACCAATCACGGGAGAATCTCTTGGACGATCAGCCTTGACTGGCGCAGTTCTTGGTGGAGTTGGCTTTGAAACGGCAGAAGAAAGGCTTTATAACGCCGCAAAGAACGAAGCAATCAAGACGAAGCAAGGAGTTGACGAGATTGCCGCCGCTGGACTTCCTGAGACGGCAAAAGTGGCTGGAGTTACCAAGACTGATGCTGGCATTGAGGCTACTGAAGCTCCTAAACAACAGGCAAAGTATGTTACTGCAAAGGGATTGGAGAAACTCGCCAATGATCGCAGGACTGAATTAGAGGCACAACTCAAGAAAGAGGGAGCATTATCCGATTCAGAATCAGAAGAGCTTGGATTCCTTCGTAATATCCCCTCCGTAGAGGAAGTGGCTGGTCGTTATGATGTTCGCCTCCGCAAAGAGAAGGAGAAAGCCGAGATCACGATCAAGCCAGAGGATGTTGAGAAGCGAATCAGCGAGGCTCAAGCAGTTCTTGAGTCCACGAAAGACACCCCAGCCAATAAGAAAAGGAGGCAGATTGCCCAAAGGAAGCTGGATAACGCTCTCAAGGACAAAGCAACTTTAGAAAAACCCGCCGAGGCTACTGCCGAGGCACAACCAGAACAACCAAGTGAAACAGTAACAGAAGTCAAAGAAACAAGTGGGGTATCTCCTGTCGAAGGGGTCGCCCCTGTCGAGCCAGCAACAGTCGAAGCTCAAAAAGGAACTCCACAGCGGGAAGGTGAAGGTAAAAAAGAAGAAGTAAAAGCTCCTCGCCGTCTGGAGTACGCCAAAACCCCCGATGAAGCAGATGCTTGGGCTAAACAAGCCCTCACCAAGAGAGCAGTTGACCCTGCCGCTATCCAGAAGCGAGTTGAGGCACACAAAGCCAAGCTGGAGCAAGTAGGCAAGGAACAAGGCAAGCCCAAGGCAAAGCTATCTGAGAAGATCGCCAAGGATGCCCCGCAGGGTACTCGCATCCTTTCAGCCGCATATCGCATCAACTCTGGCCCCAACAAGGGCAAGATTGGATACGGATCGAATCACCAGACCGCAATGCTGGACGCAGGAGTGCCCTACAGCGAGGTTCAAAAGTTCAACCAGCCCAACATGAGGGAGGGAGTTGAATTTGGATATAGAACCGACAAGGACGAATTTATCACAAGGGATCAAGCCGAGGCTCTGGCTCGCAAGAGTGGTCAGTTGAAGACTGCTGAGTTTGAGAAAGACAAGGCATCTGGATACAAGATGCATAGCAATCATGTCTTGATGGATGATTTCAAGGAACTGCCGCAAGGCCCCGGAGCGCAGAACTCCGCAGAGCTTCAGCACGAAACTGATCTGACCAATGGAGCAAACATCCACTCCAAGGGCAATCTATCCTACGAGCAATGGAAGGAACAATTTGTTGGCAAGAATAAAATCTATTCCAAGTATAGCGAGGACAGGCTTCGTAACCTCTACATGGATTCGGAGAAAGCCGCCGCACATAGCGCATACTTTGAACGCCCGATCAAGGACTCCATTCGTCAGCAAGACTTCTGGAAAGGCAAGACAGTTGACGAGATTCGTGAGGCCGCCAAGTTCCGTAGAACCGAAGACATCCGCACCAACATTGAATCCCTTAACAAGGAGCTTGAGGTGCGTGGATATGACCCCATGCTCAAGGATGAGATCAAGAGGAACAAGCAAGTTTGGGAAGAAGCCGCAGACCGCATGAACAACGATAGCCAGTATCAAAGGACTCTGGTTGCTGGATTGAAATATAATATGCGTGTTCTCGACCCCGTGGATCAAGCAGTTCTCATTCACTCAGTCACCGAGTCTATGGTCAAGCGTGATGCGGCAATGAACGACCTCATCAACACTGAGATCAGCGAAAAGCAAGGCTCTCCCCTGCTTGCTCAAAAACAGCAAGAGGCATTTGAAGCAGAGCGTGATTTCCTTGAGAAGACCAATCTATTCCTTAATACCAGAAGCGCATCTGGAAGCGCATTGCAGTTCGGAAGAGCAGTATTTAAGAACAACTACTCACCCGTTGCTGTGGTAAAGAAGGGAAGGTCGGCACTACGCAAGGCTGGAAAGGGAGGAGACTTGTCCGACTCCGACTCCAAAGAACTCTTAGCCTTGGCTGACAAACTACAAAAAGCATTTGAGGATTCCAACTCGTCCTTTGATAAACAAAAGGCAGAGAGGGCATTGTCTGGATTTGCCGATCTGATTGATACACATCGCAAGCTATCCGAGGCTGTGTCTGGAGAAAGGCTGGCATCTCCAAAGCAGGAGGTTAATCGCTACTCATCCCTGCTCAAACACTCCATAGAAAACCCACTCACAACTGGTCTTTCTATTCGTGGAATGGCTAGAAATCTTTCAGAACTTCTTGAGGGAAAGCCACCCAAGCAAATCGCAGAAGAAGTCCATGATAGGGTTCAGAAGATCCTTGGAAGCGATTGGACGATGCAACAGACGATGGATGCTCTGAATGGGTATGGTGCGTTTAGGCAGGAGTCCAAGGAATCATTTCAAGAATCCATTAAGCGTACCGCCGATGCCAGAAGGATGCTTGAGGAGGAGATTGCTCGAACCAAGGATTTCAGCCCAGCGGCTAGGGAAAAGGCTGTGTCTAGGCTTGCAAGCAAGTTAGAACTTGAAGTAAAGTCCCTGGAATCCCAAATGGAAACCCACTTTAATGATGTCGCCGCTGACATGGGCGAACTACTAGGAGAACTCGAAAATGAATTGCTATCGTGCGAATGATCTAGCGGCAAAAGACAAGGAAGAGATCGCCAAGATCCAAAAAGATCTCAAGAGCGGTTCCTTGGATGCTGGTGCAAAAATAGCTGTGGCAACTCGTGGCTTGAACATCAGAAAGAATCATGAGATGGAGAAGCTAAAATCCTTGCAGGATGAGGCTTTGTTTAGGCAGAACAAGACTGAAAAGGATCGTGATGCCGTCACCAACAATTACATCAAGGCATCCCGTGCCAAGCTCAAGCAGATAGATTCCCAGATCCAAGAGCATAATGGGTTGAAGACCTTGCATGAGGAGAACAAAAAGCAAGTTCAACTCAACAAGGACATTGCCGAACTGGATAAGAAGCTGAAATCAGAAGAAGCCCCTCCAGAAAAGCCCAAGAGGTCAATAGTTGAGTCTGAAAAAATTACAAAACTTCGTGAGCAGAAGGCCGAGTTGCAAAAGCAACTTAAAGGCACTCCTTGGAAGTTAGCACAACTCAAAGAAGCCGCTATCCGCAATAAGGCAACCCGTCTTGACAGACAGACCGCTGAATTGCAAAGAAGGCTTGCAGAGAATGATCTCGCTCCGAAACGTCAGGTGCGTGAGGAGATTCAGACTCCAGAGATTCTAGCGAAGCAGGATTTGGTCAATAAGCTCCGCAATGAGATTGACAAAAAGCTGGAGCGTATCGAATACGAGAACAGAACCCCGCTTCAGAAGTCTTTGGATTTCCTTAATGCGTTCAAGCGGTTCTCCATCCTTTCTAGTCCCAAGTCTATTGCCAAACTAGCCGCCGCATCTACTGAAGTGGCATTGACTAGAGGGTTTACGGAGTCTGCTGGACTTGCTCTTCGCACCATCCCCATCCTTGATGCCATTGCAAACAAGGCTCCGATTGAGGGATCGGATGCCCGTGGAATGGCAGAGGGGCTGAATTCTTATTATAGGGGGTTCATTAAGGGAGCAAAAGAGTTCCAAGGAATTCTATCTGGTAAGGATGCTTCCTTCCTTGAGAAGAAGTTTGGTCGTGAGTCTGGAGTTCCTCAGAACTGGCTGGGATGGTTTGGAAGATTCCATGAGGCGATCAAAAACCCAACTCGCCTAGCAAACTATGAGGTGGGTGTAGAGCGTTATCTTCGATGGGCAGAGAGGAATGGAATGGATGCCAGAGATCCAGCCGTTATCAATCAAGCAGAGGCAGAAGCATTTAAGTATGCCAATAGATCCATCTTCAAGGAGGATAACTTCATCGTCCAGCAATACAACAATGCCGTACAGAGCTTGAAGCGTGGAGGAGCGTTGGGTAAGACTGTTGGCTTTGCTCTGGAGCAGACCCTTCCCATCGTCAAGATCCCCACCAATATCCTTATGCAGACCTTTGAGTATGCGCTGGGAACAGGACAGGGCACTGTCGGAGTCCTTAAGGCACTCAGGACGGGCATAGACAAACTTTCACCAGAAGAAGCTGATGTTATCATGCGTCAGCTTAAAAACGGATCTGCGGGGCTTCTAATGCTTGCGGCGGGTGCTTTGATGAAGGATCAGATCGGAGGGTTGTATCTGACTGGCGAAGACAAGGGGGAGAAAGACTACGGCACAGTTGGCCCTATCCCTCGCAACCTCCTTGAGAACCCCCTCTTTGCTTGCCTCCAGATTGGATCAACGATGGCTAGGTTCTGGGAGAACCATATGCAGGATGCAGATACTCCCGCTGAACAGCTTCAAGTCATCGCCAGCGGAGCAATTAAAACCTCCCTTGGGCTTATTGAAGAAGCTCCGTTCGTCCATTCCATGTTCGACTTTGAGAAGATTGCCCATGCCCGTGATCGTATCCCTCAGACATTCGCTGAAATCTATGCTCGCCCGTATATCCCAGCGGCATTGCAATATGTTGCGGATATGACAGACCTTGAACAACCCATTGACCAACAGGAATGGCAAGATAAGATCAGCACTCTGGTTGCTCCCAAACCTACTCCTCGCTCCCCAGAATCCTTCTGGCAAGCCTTGGAACTCTCTATCCCGACTGTCGGTGGAATAGGAAGAGGAGATGTCCCGCAGAAATAATATGGCTACTTCAAAAACTCCAAAACAACCTCCGTTCCCGCATCCTCCCCTAGAGGTTGGAGTACCTCAGTATCCAACGCCTCTAGTACCCGACTTTTATACTAAGAGTGGTCACATTATTCTGGTTGTTAAGGAGAGCGTAGAAAAAGGAACTTACAATCCGCAACCCCTAGATGGCAGTATCACATACACTGGTCGTGATGCAAACAAGTTCCCGTCAACCCTTTATTTAGTCCATCAGCGACCCTCTGAGGATGGTCAGTTTGTATATAACACCTACGCAAACGACAGGACTCTTTCATCGCAAGATCCTTGGAATTATGGATTGGATTACAGCGCAAATAATCCTTCGTATCCAATCACTAGCCGCACATACATCACTCCTCGCTCTTCCTACTCTGCCGCTTCTCTGGGGTCAACTGACCCCGTGTTTGGAGGAACCCAAATCATCTCTCAGCAGAAGATGGTGGAACTTCCAGACGATAATCCTTTACGCTCTCGTTATGTGGTGGTGCAGCGGGTGTACGAGAGTATCCCCGGCCCGGAAATAGATGGACAAGGAATTGGAGAGTTTGGATATATCAATCTAAAGAAGCAGGTTGTAGCTGCTGGAACATCCCTTCCAGCCCCAACCCTATCTACTGTAAAACTGGAAATCAATCCTGTTGATAGTGTTAAATCTGAACTCACGGAAGCTGATTACTCATCTATTTCCACCCTAACTGGTTATCAGTATGATCCAGACTTGAATCTAGTTGTTACCAACACCAAGCAGATTGTATCACCGGGAACCAGTCTGACTCCCATCAATGGGCTAATATCCTCCAGAGATGAACCCGTAGATGTTTGGAAAACCATACGCATTCAGTCAACGATAGCATCACTTCCTGCAAATAGAACGGAATACAAAACTGGAGCATATTCAAGCCCTAATCTTATTACCGATTACAATGTAAGCCTCATCAACACATCCAATGCAGAAACAATTGTAAAGGTTCAGCCAGTGATGAGGGCGAAAAGAAGCTATCAAACAGTTTTCAAGTATGTAACATCTTATCAGTACGGCCCTCCATCTGGCGATCCGAGCTACGCACTATTTGATCCCCTCGCTGTTAATGTTTATGTTGATGGACTGTTGTTTCAGATAAACATACCAGATGCCCTAACGGATAGCTTCGGGCCATTAACAATCACCACTTTGCCGAATAATCCTACTTATGGATATATCAGCGATACGCTTGAAATACAGCCTACATCTACAACAGCGACGCAATACATTGCATATGTAGGAACATTCCAAATGATTGCGTATGAGGTTGAGTATTGGAAGGCAAACATTTACAGAATAAGCGAGCAATGGGTTCTGCTTAAATAAAATGGCTAACGAAATATCATTTGCAGGATTTGGGCCAATATCATCACCAAAACCCACCTTCTCTCAAGGCATTGGGATGGGCGGTAGCTTTGCGCCAATTTGGACGACTGATCCTAAAATGCCAGCACCATTTGTTCCATCTACTATTTCCTCTGCTGTTTCTTATAGCCCTTGGGACGTTATTTCATCGTCCAGCTCTTCTAGCCCTCAAATCCAAATCTGGCCCGGACTTATTAACGGCGTCATGCCGGCAAATATGTTTTCCACGTTCACCGTGGATGCGACTTCCCTCTGGTACATCAAGGCCACCGTGGATTCCGACGGCAGCAGCGTTACCGGAGTAACCCTCAACGTCGATACCGACACGCCCGATGTCCAGAAATCAGCGGATGGGGAACTGCCCACGGGATTTGATGTGCTCGTCGGTCTCTACAAGGCATCAATGGCCTACAATATCGTCGGCAAAAACGTCACCTTGACGGCCACGCAGACATTCAACCTCGGCTATTGGGCCGTTTCCTAACACATGAGCTACGCGTTGCCGACTCCCTGCGCGACGACCTCAACGACACAAGAGGTGGATGTGACGTTTGCCACGTGGGATTTGTATTCGTTTTCATGGGAGGACGACCAAAGTAACACCTATTCTTCTTTTTCGACCAGTTACACAACCAGTAGCTCCAGTGATTCTTCGTCGCTGCCGATCACTTACTCATCAAGTACCGGATCTCAACCTACTGACGCCAATGGAAGTTTAACCGCGTCGCCCAGTTATTCTTATTCTGGCTGTTTTGTCAGCGTTGAGTCCGGAGAATTTACGACTTTTGAAACGACTGATATTGTATCGTCGATTTCTTTTGTGCCAGAAATACTTTCGTCAAGTTGGTCTAGTTATACGTTGCAAGCCAGTGGGGAAACAGAAATTGCAGTTACTCCAGATACTAGAACAATAAATACTTGGGCTTCATTTACATCGTCCGAATCATCTTCAGAATCGTTTTCAGGACTTGTAGACGGCACCTATGTCACTTCATGCAATTATGGGATCGCTTATGTGACGGGTAGCACTTATCCGGCCATCGGAATTTTTGCGGTCAATTCGGTTTACGGGGAAAACATGAATCCGCAGTATGATGTCGCGGAAATCCATCCGAACGTCTACGCCCCAATCTCCTATCCTTCGTATTCCTCTGTCACCGAGACCTCATGGACGGATACGAATGTTTCCACCTCGTCGAGCTATGCGTCAGGATCGCTTTCCCAAAGCGATTCCACGAATTTCGTGTTGATGACATCCACAACGGTTGAATCCTCCGGCTCAACGATTACTTCCTACGGGACAACAATAAGCTCTTATCAAGTCACATACACCTTCCCAGCCAGCAGCAGCACGTTTTCGGGAAATTGGGGGGCATATTCAGTATTAGAAGGAGATGACTTTACAACTTTTCCACAAACAAATCGAGCTGGGGCAGGAACCTATGATGTGACTTTTGGAGTCGGTTTTTATGAATGGACGATGAATGGAACGGATGGATCAAGTTCCGATTCCTGCTCTTTTATTTCTTACTTTTCAAACGGAACCACGACGTTTTCTGGCACCTCTCTACAACAAACAATTAGTTTGATTTCTTATACTGATTCAGAAGCTGAAAGCGACGGAGGCATATCTGATACAGATAGTTATTACGCCGTAGTCTGGGTTTCAGTAACGACAAGTTACACCGGATTCAACACCACGAACACGAGTTACGATACAACCTCCTCTTCATGGTCATCGTCAGGAATGAGCTTCCCTGAAGGGATCACCACTTCGTCCAGCGGTTCCACCTCTGGAATTGTCGATGGCTCTTTTTTCAGCAATCAAAGTTCGGGGGGCGTTTCCTCCACGCAAATCGTTGTTCCCGATGGGGCGAATCTGTTTTTTTCGGCTCTTCCCTATTATTGGAACACGCAAACTTATGCTCAAATCTTCTGGGCACCGACCAGCACTACACCCTGATTGACAGGGCACATCCGATAACGATCCCATGCTTGCAATTACCGTTTCCGCAACCAAAGGCTATCTCCATGCTTGGAAGGAATGCCTTAATGGGATAACGGCATCATGCGCCCACTGGGATGAAGCTCACTTCATATTTAGCACAGATGAAAGCAAGGAGGGGGAAGCGGCGGCAGAGTTGTCCAAAAGGATTCTACCCGAAGGATGGAAGATTAGTGTGTTGAAATTCCCCTTTAAGGATGACCCCAAGGACTACAAGCAAGAGGCGCAGATCAGAATAGCGAAACTACAAGGGGCGGGTTTTTCCCTTGCGAGAAGGCTCAGGGCCGACTGCTTGCTTTCGGTTGAGAGTGATACCATTCTCCCGGCGAATGCTGTAAGGACTATGGAATGGGTGTTATCCATGCCTACAGCAGATGGATCTCCATATTATGATGTTGCGGCCTGCACCTATCCCAATGGACTGTTCCTTGGTGGCTTCGGATCATATCAGCATCAAATCAACGAAGACTTCCTACCAAGAGAAAGAAAGCTACCGAAGCGTATGGAGATATTGCTCGAAAGGTGTGAAGAAAGAATGAAGTCCAATCCATGCGAGAAAGAAGCAAAAAGGATGGGTAGGCTTCGGGAAAGGGTTAAGAAATACCCGCCTCAAGGAAATGTGTTTGAGATGAATGCCAAGGGATACAGGCGCAGAGGTTGGATGGACTTTGCATATCCCGGCATCGGTCTTGGATCTATTGTTCCCTCGGACTGGTGCGGACTTGGATGCACCATGATGTCCAAGAAGGCATTGGCTCATGCAGACTTTAATGGATACGAAGGAAAGGGGACTCAGGATCTGTTCCTCTGCTGGAGTAGATGGCATCCCAACGGGATAAAGATAGCGTGTGTGCCCCATGTTGCTTGCGATCACATTAAGAAAGAGAAGGATAGCATTGTCCATTATCGCGCATATCACGAGACTGAAGGAGAATGCAGGGGGCATTTAAGGGTTAGGAAACAACCATTCATTCCACTTTAATCAGTTGACAACACAACAATTAATTCTGTAAACCATACCTATTGAAATTATGATAATCGCAATATCCTACCACCAAGGGGATCTTCCCCTCATGACTCGCTGGGCTAACCATGTTGTTAAACTTGGCCCCTATATCAATCATCAGATTGTCCTGCTTCCTGTTCATGGAGTGGCAACGGAAAAGATCGTATCTATCCTGTCTGGGAGTTTCAGCCATGTGTATGTGGAGAAGTGCTTCCATACTGAAATGGGGTGGCCTGTCTCCTGCAACAAGGCATTTGAGACGATGGCTTGGGCGGCTTTCCAGAAATACAAGGTTCCCTTCCTCTGGATGGAGCCAGACGCAGTCCCGATCCAGCGTGGATGGCTGAATGATATTGAGGCTGAATACAAGTCCCTTGGTCGCCCCTTCATGGGAGACTTTGTGGAGATTGCTGGCATCATGCCTAACGGAGTGAATCACATGAGCGGGGTTGCTGTGTATCCTCCTGACCTTCCTCGCCTAGCTCCCTCAATCTTTAACAACGACACTATTGCTTGGGACATTGCCTCTGGAAATCAAGTGACTCGTCAGATGGCTAGGACGAATCTCATCCAGCATGATTGGGTTCCCACGAAGCAATGGCGCAGGGATAAGGTAGATGCCTCTTGCGTAAAAGAAGGGGCTGTTATATACCATCCAGACAAGCTAGGTGTTCTCTTTAATGATGGTTTATCTCCGAATGGTGTGCAGGGAGATCCTGCAACGGGTGTCGCCTTGGTTGAGCGAGATCCTCATGAAACAAAGGATAAGCCGAATCTGTATAAAGAGACGGCAGAAATGCTAAAGGGGCACTATGACAACTATGCCCACCTAGACAATGTTATCCAATATGCAAAACAAAGCACCAAAAACAAAAAGGAAGTCCTTGCCAAGCTCATTGAAGCAGGAATCCTCAAAGCTCCCAAAGCCAAGAAAGTCAAGCGCACTAGAAATAAAGTTCGCAACCCTGTGGAAGTCAATACAGGGGCAGGAGCTAGTTGAAGAGCATCGATTCCATCCTGTTCGCAAGTGGCGCATAGACTTCGCCAATCTTGAGAACAAGGTAGGTATTGAGATTGAGGGAGGTGTATGGTCTGGTGGAAGGCATACCAGAGGTGCTGGCTATTCCAAGGATGCGGAGAAGTATAACGAGGCTATCTTTGAGGGCTGGACAATCTTCCGATTGGTGGGAAGCCAGATCACTTTGGATGCTTGCAAGCGGATTAAGGGGTATATTGAGGGAAAAGCATATAAAACCAGTTGACATTTTGTGGCATTAAGTGCTAGAAGGCACTTTAGCTGAACCCAGTCTTACTGGTGGAGAGGGTAGCGACCACTCCAAAATTGGGCATTAAAAATGGAGACTAGCCCGATCCAAACCCAATTCGTGTAATTTGCTGTAAGGCATTGTTACACTCCACCAATAACAACAAAATTTATATTATATGGCTTCTATTTCATGCAGTACAGTTAATGACCTGTTTAGTCGTGAAACGAACAGATTCTCAGTCGATGTTCACGAGCGTTACTCCGTTGACGGCCCTTGGGGTCGCCTTACCCGTGTTGGCAAATTCCCGCAGGGAATGGGCACGACCTTGACTGAAATCACGGTTGAGCGTGTTCTCTCTGGCAGTTTTGAAAACAGCTGGGCTTCCGTTGGAACCTCTGGCGATGGCATCTCTGATGGCAATGTCTCCAATGGTTGCGTTCCTGCCCCTACGAATCTGTCCTTTGGTCAGACCTATCGTACTTGGAACCTCCAGACCCAGAGCTACCAGACCCCTTGCATCTGCTTGGACGATCTGAAGACCTCCTTCCAGATTGAGTCCCAGATCGCCAAGACTGTCGAACAGCTTACCCAGCTTACCAAGACTGTTCTTGATAACCGCCGCCGTTCTGCCTACCTCCAGATCACCAATAAGATCCAAGCTGGCTACAACACGGAGTATGGTTTCAACAGCAACTCCAGCATCCCTTCCACGGCAAGTGGTGGAGATCTGAACTACTGCGTCAATGGTACTTCGGTCGGTCTCCCCGCCCCTACCTACCAGCTCTCGCAGGATCAGCTTGATGAGCTTCGTGTTGTCCTCATCCGTGATGGTGCTGGACACAACTCGCTCGGCAAGGAGAATGGTGCGCCCGTCCTCGGACTCATCACCAGCCCTGAGACCAGCCGTCAGCTCCTTCGTAACAACTCGGATCTCCGTCAGGATCTCCGTTATGCTACGCCTAGCGAGCTTATCGCTCCCCTCGGTGTGGATCGTAGCTTCCAAGGCTACTATCACCTCATTGATATGGAGATTCCCCGCTTCACCTACAGCACCCCCAGCTATAACTCCTCTGGAGTTCTTCAGTCTGGTGGATGGACTCAGATCTACCCCTTCGTGGCCACAACCACGAACAAGGGTGTGCGCTGGGATCACAACCCTGCCTACGATGTTGCCCCTTACGAGGCGGCTTTCATCTTCCACCCCGATGTGTATGAGGAAGCCGTCCAACAGGTCGGCCCCAATATCCCCGGTGCGGCATTTGATGATTATCCCTACTACTACAGCGGTCAGTTCTTCTGGCTCAACATCCGTGATGCCGTGACGAATCCGCTCGGCAAGATCGGTCGCTGGCTCGCAGTGTTCCAGAACGGAACCCGCCCCATCGCTCCGTACCTCGGACGCACGATCATCCACAAGCGTTGCGCTAACGATTACGTTGTGTCGGCTTGCGTGAACAGCTAATAGCTGATCGGTAATTCAAGAGAGAGCCATCCAGAAATGGGTGGCTCTTTTCTTTTCCCCCTTGACCAAGTAATAAGTACCAACTAGAAACTAAACATTATGGCTCTCTCATTTACTATTCCCGAAGATTATTCTGCACCAGATGGCGTTAAAGAGGGACAGGAGTTCTCGGACATCGCAACATTTAAGTTCGATGGCAAAGAGATGATGCTCCTCTCCGTTGGTCAGGACAAAACCCCTATCCTTAATCGCCATGCCCAGAAGGAAGAAGAAGGCAAACCCAAGGGAGCCAAGGCCGCAATGAAAGAACAGCTTAAGTCCCTTGAGGACAAAAAAGGAACTGCCAGCATGGAAGACACTGGCACAGAACAGGAGGAGCAAGAATAATTATGAGCCGCACCTTTGACCCAGTATCATCCAGCACCCACGATGGGGAAGATATTACGCTATGCCGCATTCTTGAGGCGGTTAGCGGGACTGCATACAACTACGCACTTTCCAATTACGCCACCGCTGACAAGCCGGGGACTATTGTGATTTCCGACACGAATGGGAATACTATTTCCACCCTAACCCTCTCCTACGACGGCTCCAATAACCTCACTTCAGTCGTTCGCTCGTAATGGCTCTTACCGATAACATCCTAGCCTACTGGAACCTTAACAACGATGGTTCTGGAAATGTAAGTCTTGTTGATTCGACTGGGAACGGCAACACGCTGACCAACAATGGAGTTTCGTTAGGGGCTGGAATTATTGGAAACGGAGCGCAATGGCCCACACCATTTTCTAGTAGTCCTTGGCTTGAGAATGATTCTGTAGCTATTAGTGGTGATGCCTCTATTTCATTTTGGGTAAATCCATCGTCTTTTTCGGATCAATCATTTTATGTACCAGTTTGTTTAGGCAATGAGAGTCCCAATAGAATTGCTATTATTATCAACCCAGACGGCACTTGCACTTGGTTGTTTAATGGTAGTGAAGCTTCCTTGGGAGCAAGCATAAATTTTGGTCAATGGAATCATATTGCTATTGTTGCTGACTCAAATAGCGGGAACCTAACTTACTATATTAACGGGTCGGCAACATCCCCTATTTCTGTTGGTTATACAGGAGGATTAAACAATGTATATCTTGGTTTGGCCAATGACCAAACAGGGGGAATTGGTTCTTTTGTTCTGGAAGGAAATTTAGACGAAATAGGCATCTGGAGCCGTGTATTGTCTCAAGCCGAAGTAACGGAGCTTTACAACAACGGCGCAGGATTAACCTATCCATTTATCGAACTTTATTACAACAACGCCGCATCTGATGGAGATTGGGGAAATCTTGCTAATTGGTGGCAGGATTCTGGCTTTACTATTCCAGCTACTTCGCTTCCCGATGCAACTATTCCTGTATTGATTTACGGCAATATCACGCAAAACACCGCCGCATCTAATGTTTGCGCTTGTTATTCTGCTGAATTTCACAATTCCACATTCGGATCTGCCGTAACTTTGAGTACCTCTGGCCTTGTAAACATATTTGGAACATCGGTTTTCCAAGGCACTTGCACAGATAGCGCATCCATTCACGACTCGTCGTACTTTGATACGACTGCTGTTGTCGAAGGAGATGCAACCCTGCGTGATTCCAGCTACAACCTTGGAACGATCCAAGGCAATGCATATGTCTATTACGATGGAGGAAATGGAACCTACCCCATTGGAGGATTGGTAGATGGAACTGTGACCTATATTGGATGGCCATCAAAATCACCGCAGTATTTCAACGATACTGTTTCTGGTGGAGGAAACGATCAGAGTTGGACAAACCTCGCAAACTGGTGGGCAGATTCTTCATTTACCACACGACCCCTAAACTCTGTCGGCACACAAGCCCTTCCCGATGCTGGAACTGTTTGCTACATTGCTACTAACGCATATTCAAATACCACAGGAATTGCCGTTCAGTCTGTAGAAATTCTTAATGGCGGCTCTCTTGGATACGGAAGTATAACGACCAACCAGCTTACTCTCGATGTCGGAAGCTCTATTGGAGTTATGACTATTTTCTCTCCAATGCTTATCAATGCATCTGTAGTTTATGGATGCACAATTTATGGGAACACAGAGTTTAATGGTTCTTGCAATATGCAGGAATCTTCACTTTATGGTGGAACCATGACCATTGATTCTGGAGCATATATTGATGGTGGAGAATACAGCACAAATACCATTGGTGTTCCTATTCAAGCGGCCTCCTCTGGAGGCGGTGGCGGTGGGTTCATTTCCCGATTGCTTAATCTCCCTTGGTTTATTAAGTTCTAAAAATTATGATCGCTCTAACTACCCCAGTCACAATCACCCCTCCTCCAGTAAACGGAAAGGTTATACCTTCCTTTACGCTTACGAACATTGATTACTCGGTTTACTACGATGATTCACAGCAAACTGCTGTGGCAATCATCAAGCCGATGGGAGCAAAAATCGTTCTCTGGAATGCCTCAAGCACCCCTGCGTATTCCTCTGCTGGTAACTTTACGGATTCCGATACCGATGCTCGCTTGTCCGATCTGTTGAATGTGAGCCAAGGAGTTGCGGCTATTCAGTCGGCTATTCTTTCCCTTTACCCCCATCCCTCGGCCCCCAAGAAGGCTGTCCCCAATCCTGTTGTTGCGAGCGTTAGCACCACCACCAATCCCCCCGTGGCAACGCCCGTAGCAACTCCCTCCCCTGCCCCTGTAGCAACACCAGCACCTAGCTCAACCCCTGCCTCGTAATGCATCACCTCGACACAGCCGCTACTGGAGCTATAGGGACTACTGCCCCTATAGCCGCCGCTGTCGTGAGTCTTGACCCCACGATGGATCTTGAGCTTCGTGTGGCATCTATGGTTATTGGCATCCTTGTTGGTCTGGCATCCCTAGCGAAACTCATTTACGACCTGTGGGCAGACCACCACAATCGTACAAAATGAAAAGCACTCTACATTTCCTTGCTGTAGTTGCAATCTTTTGTGTAGTGGGATGCGCCCACACATCAAAGAGCAATTCTCAAATTCAATCCGCATCGGATAACATTTCCACGATACAGGGCAATCTATCGGATGTGGACGCAAAATCAGTTGTAATCGAAGAATGGATCAAAAGCCACAAATGAAAAAACTACTCCTCCTTGTCATGCTTCTCACCACCCCAGCAATGGTGGCTTCCACCATTTCAAAGCAAGACATAATTCAGACGATTGAGCATGAGCGCAAGCTAGCTCATCAAGCTGAAGATGCCGCCAAGCAAGCCAAAGAAGAGCTTGTTGCTATTCAAGCAACATTGGATTCAAAAGACGCAGAGATCTCAAAGCAAGCGCAACAGATCAAATCAATTTCCGCAAGCAGGGATTACTGGAAGCGAGTAGCGGAGCGGTTGCTCTTCGCTTTGTCCTTGACGGCTGGAATTATTGCGGGACTGGTTTTCTTCCAGTTCTCGACTATCATCATCACTAGAATTTACCCCCCCGCGCTTCCTTTTTCCATACTGATTAGCATTGCTGTCGGTGCTATAACCTTTGGATCTGTATGGGCCGCTCTCGTTCATCTGTAATACAATCGAAACTAGAGCAGAAACCTCTGGAGTCGAAAAAGTGTCTTTATGCGATTTTCGGATCGGCGTGTGTTCTTCTTGTTTTTGCTGGATCTGCATTCCTAATCCTGACCCATGCGGAGGCGGCGAAGGAGATCGTGGAACTCGCAAACTTGGTCGTGATGTTCTTTGGTGCGGTTGTGACCACTCTTATCACAGGCACAGCCGTAATGGATTGGAAGGCGGTTTCCGTTCTCTCCCACATGGATGAAGACGAAAAGATCGACTCCAATGAGCAGGCTCCCGATATAGAGGTGAATCAGCGACCATATAAAGCCCGTTGGTACGACAATGACAGCGTTCTTCCGCAATAAAGTTTTGCCTTTTTTATTTCTCTGGGAGGGTACTTCGTATGAGGACGATCCAGATGATCCCGGCAACACCCCACCAAAGGGAGCCAATCAGTACTATCGTGGAACAAAGTACGGAATAGATGCCAGATCACACCCGAATATAGACATCAAAAACCTAACGGCTGATTCTGCTGGAGACATCTACTGGAGCGACTGGCTGAGAATGGGGTGCGATCACCTCTCACAAAACACGGGATGGGTGTTCTTTGACACCGCACAGAATCTAGGCATAGGAAGAGCCAATGAGTTCTTGAAGCAATCTAATGGCAACCTTGGTAAGTTCCTTGACCTTCGTGAGGAAAAGTACCGCCAGATTGGTCAAGACCATCCCAGACTAGAGAAGTTTGTGAGGGGATGGATTAACAGGGCAGAGGACTTGAGGAAGCAAGTTGTTTAGAATAGGTGCTGAAAGTGAATCATGAGTTCATTTTGAGAACATGATCTAAACAATTTCGGTTCGGTAATGGTTATACCCTAAAGGGGATAAACTCCCAAATATCGCTATAAATGATCTGTCAGCTTTACGCTACACAACCCAGAGATATGTCTGGTATGAACTACATTATTATTGAATACGAACCACTGAATACTATTGGATGCGTATTACCTTATGATTATAAATGAGTTATATTACTTTTGAATAATAATCTTGAAGGAAATAGTGTTTTAAGAAAGGTATCTAATTGCTTCTGCAAGCAACTCTATAGAGTCCATAAGATGTCCTATGCCATTATTGCAATTAGTGCATAACAATCCTCTGACCTTTCCTGTGTCGTGACAATGATCGACAGACAGCCTTTTTCCCGTACTGCAAGAAAGTTTACAAATTGCACAAACTCCGTTTTGGTTGCGAAACATTGTATTGTAATCTTCTACACCAATGCCAAAATCCCTTCGCAGTCTAGCATCAAAAGCCTTGTCCGATTTTGCATATTGAAGTTTTTTTTCTTTGACTTGAGGGTTTGAATAATAATGTTTTTTGGAATTTTCTCTTTTCCTTTTGGTTATCTTTTGCCAGTGTTTTTCGCTAACCCAGTATTGTGAACCATTTTTGTGATATTGAACAAATCTTTGATTAAGATCGTTTCTGTCGCCATGTTTGAATTTTTGAGGGAAATTGTGCGTTGATTTTCCTAAAATTTTAAGTTTTGATTCGATCATCACAACAATATACCCCAAGAAAGAATTATTGCAACTTTTTCTTTCAAGACAACATCGCCAGATGTGGCGTCTTAACTGGCTTTCCGTCAGAATCCACGCAAGGCGACCGCCAATCAGTAACAAAACTATTACTTAAATGGAGCAGAAACCCTACCATGCCAGTTCACCCCCTGCTTATTGGGTTCGCTCTCCAGATGGAATACAGTTGCCGTTGGAAGAAGTTGCCTTTTATCTCTAGGCCATTGCAAGGAGAACAACACATCACTTCTCTCTGCATTCTTTTGATTGTTGGGATAACGGAGATCATGAGTCCGAATCCAGTAGGAGTTGAATAACTGGAAAAACCCTATAGGGCAGTAACCAAACTCCTTATGAATCAACCTAGCACCCCTATGGGATGGTTGTGGGACTTCCGAAAGGAATTTGTGCTTGTATTGGTGGTGGAAATCATTGGAGGCAATCAAATCTTGATAGGCAGGGTATCCAACAATGTTCATCCTGTCAGCACCATACAGGGTGTCTTTCTGGATCGGATACGCAAATACAAGGTTGCGGAAGTCATTCGGAAGTAGGACATCGGCATCTAGGTGGAGAATCCAGTCGTTAAATTTTAGGTGGGCGATGCCAAGGTTAATTCCGTTAGCCTTGTTAAATGCCGCCCCGTCCTCGTAGAAGCTGTTCGTCTTGACGCATTCCACGCTATTGTACCTACACACCTTCTGCGTTTCTTCGTCATCAAAACTGGTGACTACTACGATGTGATCAAAGTACGATTTGTTCTTGGGTAGGGTTTCTGCAAGGAAGTCAGCGTAGTTAACACAGACGATTACAGCTTCAAGGAGGCGTCCTTGGATCGGAGATCGGTAGCAAGTTCGGAAATCTGTTGACATAAGGCTGATGGTGTATCACAGGATGGAATAACAGGCAACTCTGTTAATTATTCCAACTCGCCAGATATGGGGTCTTAACTGGCTTTTTGTTACATAACTCGCCTTTTCTGGTGCGTTAAGTGGAATCTTCTTTCAAGAAAGAAGACATGGGGTGAGATAGCTGTTCATTTGGGAAGCCCCCCATGTTTACTAGAAAATGGTCGGAAGAGGATCAGGTCGCTCTATGCGTTGGAATCGTCCGTTGCATAGCCCTCAATGCCTCCCCCGATTTAAGCTCCAACCGATTCGATCAGAGCATCCAGTAGGTCGAAACCATCTGGAGAAGAGTGCCATGCAAGTGTTTTACGACTTCCTTTTAACTTGCACATCCAATGGAGTCGAGATGTTTCATGGACTTCTGAAATTGGTAGCAGGGGCAGGAATCGAACCTGCAATCTCCAGCTTATGAGACTGGCGACTTACCATTTGTCCACCCTACATAGATTGTTCGGCAGGGCTGGTCTTTCGACCCTCCTTGAACAGCGGTTGATATTGCGCGATAGAGCAACCTAGTCACCCGTTCAATCGGACGATCCTTTGCGTCGGATCTGCGACTGCCAAAATGTGAAAGATCATGTGCCGATCCAAAGCGTCCTTTGGTCCCGAGGCTCCGGCATCCTCACGCCTTGGCCATCACGCAACCTTTCGATCACGGAGAGGGAGTGGGGCGATGATTCAGTTATCCAAGATTATTTGATAACTGGCAAGAAAAAAATGAATCCCCGCTGGGCGAACCATATCAAGCCGACTTGCGGCACGGGGATGTTGACCTTCCAGCCTGCCTTTCGGAAAACCTGTTGGGTTTTTATCAGTCAGAAGGAACCTTTGAGGAGCCACGGTATCCCTTAGGCTCCGTTACAAACACTATGCATTTATGAATAAATGTCAAGGAAAAGTAAAAACAACCTCCTGCGGAGGGCTATTGCGGTGATGTCGTATCTGGCCTCGCTCTGCTCGGATTTTCCATAAAATTTGGAAGCAGTGTCAAGCAAAAAGATTTTTTATTTTTTTCTTGATCTGCGGAGAATAGCCTCCATATTCGCCGCATGGACAACGACACGACGACCCCACGAACGGATGCTGAATCTGAAGGCAACTACTTTTCAGATTCTCCGCGAGTAAATGCTTTAATAGTCGAACTGCGAAAGCCTAGTGATGGCGACAGAATGGATATGATTAGTCTAGCCCGTCAGCTAGAACGCGAACTCAACGAATCCGAGACAGAACGAAAGGAACTATGGAGCCGTTTCGACAAGCAAATGGAAGCCGAGCAGAAGTTAGAAAAAGCAGAGGCCGAGGCCGCACGGCTTAAACAACTAATAAGAGATGCCGTTCCGTATTTGAACCACGATGAAAAAACCTGCGATCCTCTAAACATTCGTTGCGTCTGTTTCTTGGATGAAATCCTTAAACGAATTGAAGAAGAATTCAAATGACCACCAACGACACGACGACCCAATGCCCCGTTTGTGAAGCCAACCGCTTTGAGGCTCTCCGAGGTTGCGCACTCCGAAAGGACTGCATTCCACTGAAGGTTGGATATGAACTGGAAGAACGGGCTATGCAATCCGAGGCCGAGGTCGCACGGCTTAAAAACATGGTGATGGAATGTGCAAAGAAAAGCGATGAACGCTCCGCATTCCTTATCGAACGAGTAGATAAAGCTGAAGCGATCATCAAGCAACTCCATCACTACGCTGGAATCCTTGAAGGATTCTCTAAACCCGAAACCAATCATGATTGAGAAGACGACCCACTTCTTAAGTGCATTTCCCAGAACGAACCAAGAATTGAGGAGGTTGTATGGGGGCTATCAAAACCGAGGTCTTCCAGTTCCTTCAGAATTTGCCTTTCGTCTCGAATCCCTTCTTGAAAAAGAAAAGAATAAAACAACCGCATACAAGCACCTTTTGAAGCTCCAAGTTTCAGCAACCTCACAGTCAAAGAATGAGATACGAAGTCTCAATAAAAAGGTTAATGCCTTGAATGCAATTATCAAAAAGCAGAATCAACAACTCAAAGAAAAAGCCGAGGCCGAGGCCGAGGTCGCTCGGCTAGGAGAATTACTCTTTGAGACGCGATCACTGCTTACCGAGTTTTACGACTGTGTGGACATCGGTGGCCTACATGACGGGGACTGCAACATTTCAACAGAAGACCCAAAAAAATGGGATCTCGGTTGTAACTGCACGACCGCTGAACTCCGAAGGAAATACATCGAACTTTACTCAAAATGAAAGACACGACGACCCGATGCCCGCATCATTCTATTGTTCAGCTTGAACAAGGAGACAAAATCACCACGCAATGCACCGCCTGTGGGAAAAATATCAATGTGGTAAAAAAGCCTAAATGCTCCTGCTACGGAGGATTTGATTGTGAGGTATGTAATCCCGATTATTACGAGGAACAGGAGATCAACGACACGACCCGATGCCCACATTGCGGGGCTGAAAGAGGCATTCAATACTGGAATGTGTTTGAATGTGGAACAGAGATTTACAAAACGAAACCCGCGAAAATATCGCCTTTGTGCATTGAACGCTCTGCACGGCAGAAAGCAGAGGCCGAGGTCGCTCTGCTTCGTGAAGCCCTGTCATTCATTGCTCATGGAACAACCACCCACGACTCAACAGAATACTATCGCCACATAGCAAGTTCAGCAATCAAGGCAACACTAAAATGAAAACCCACGACACCATCAACCACCCAAAACACTACACCTCTCACCCATCTGGAGTGGAGGCAATCGACATCATTGAACATTTTCCATTCAACCTAGGGGCGGCAGTCAAATATATTTGGCGATGCGGCCTCAAGGATGACGAAATCCAAGAGCTTGAGAAGGCGGCTTGGTTCATCAACCGAGAGATTGAGCGCAGGAAAAAATTTAGAAAATAATTCTCGACATATCATCCACCCTCCCCTACAACACCCATCGTTATGACAACAACAAAAACTACCAAGCCAAAAGCAAAAACCAAAATCAGCAAGCAGGATGAAACCTCAATCCGACTCGCCGCACTCCAACTGCAAAACAGCCACAACCGCATCGACATCGACGCTATCTCAGAGAATGTCGAAACTCTTGCGGAACGACTCAACATTCTGTTCTGGCTCTCTACCTTTACAGCGGCCCTTGCAGTCGTTGCGTTCTTCTCCGTATTTATTGTCAAGCACTAATGGAAAATTCTCCACTCACGCCCGAAGAAAAAGTTGAGATTCTTCTCGACTCCCTTCGTGATCTGAGAGACACCTTGGACGAAGCAATTTCCTTTATCGACGACTCAATGATTGAGGCCGACGAGAGAGGGTAATAAAACAACACAATGAAAACAGAAACCACACCACAGCAGGAATACGCACAGGCTCTCGTAGCCGCTATCGGGGAACTCACCAATGTTCCCAAAACAGCAAACAACCCGTACTTCAAATCTAAGTATGCTCCGTTGGATGCAATCGTAGACGCAACCCGACCCGTGCTTGCAAAGCATGGTCTGGCTATCCAGCAAACACCCGTATATCGTGATGGATGCGCTGGCGTTAAGACCATCATCAAGCACAAGGCTGGTCACTACGAGGAGTCTGAGCTTCTGCTCCCTCTCAAGGATCAGTCCCCGCAGGGAGTTGGATCTGCCATCACCTATGCTCGTCGTTACTCCCTAGCCGCTGTGTGCGGTCTGGCAACGGAGGAGGATGATGACGGCAATGTGTCCTCTGGCCTAGCCAAGAAGGAGGAGCCTCGCCCTGCTCTTGCTAAGATCATGGATCGAAATCCATCCGTTCGCCCTGCTGGTAATGTTACGAATACTTGGTCTGGGGTTCTCCCCACCAATACCAAGATCGCCGCAAAGAGTCCAGAGGGTAGCTCTAAGAAGTGGGTTCTCTATGCCATTGAGTTCAATGACAAGGGGAAGGTCTTGGAGACTATGACATTCGATGAGAAGCTGTATAACCTAGCTACTGAACTTGGGAAGAACGGAACCATCGTTGATGCTGGGGTCTGCCCCAGCAAGAAAGATCCCTCCAAGTGGGAGATCGTAACCATCACTCCCAATGAGTAAGGCCAAAACGAGGGGGGCGAAAGCCCCCCATATCGCTACAAAATATGAGAGATTTCTTGCCGTTGGGTGCAGTCATGGAAAATATGCTGACAATTCGGCGACTGAAGCCGTCTTATCCATGCGTGATAAATGGAAGCCATCCATTGTGGTTCACTTGGGAGATTGGTGTGATACTACAGCATGGCGAAGTGGGGCTGTTGGAAGTTCTGACGAGTCAGAACCAGTTGCTCCAGACATTGATGGAGGAATTGCTTTCCTGCGAAAGTATCGACCAACTCATGTGCTGGACGGAAACCATGAGGATCGAATCCCCTGTATGTTATCCCACCGTAACGCTCTTGTCGCATATGCCGCCCAGCAAGCAACCAACTTCATTGATGAGTCGTTTAAGAAGATTGGCTGTCGCCGCATTCCGTATGACGGGGTTTTCCAAAGGCTCTCAATAGGAAATGTCACCTTCACCCACGGTACGATTTATAATGAGAATAGTGCTAGGGACATGGCAGAAATTTATGGGGGCAATGTCATCTTTGCTCACACTCACCGAGCGCAAGTTGGCGAGGGACGCACAATCAAGGAAAGCACGGGATACTGCGTGGGCACGCTTACTCGCAGAGGCGAGATGGACTATGCGAAGTGCCGCCGAGCAACGCTTGGATGGCGACAAGGCATCGTCTATGGAGAGATTGGGCCTAAAGACTCCGCAGTATGGCTCCTTACCAGAAGCGAGTTCTCCCAAGACTGGAGGTTGCCACTATGAGTGCTAACGAATGGGCTGAAGCCATAGCTAATGCAGTCCAGAAGAAGGCTGATAAAGTCCCCGCTGGATGGCACACGGCAGATCAAGTACGAGATCTCATTGGCCTTACTCAGTCCAATGTGTCAAAAAAGATTCGCCTCTTGGCAAAATCTGGGCTAGTCGAGAGTAAAAAATTCTACATAGCCACAGGGCGAGGTCTTTATCCAGAGATTCACTACAAACTAATCAAGAAGAAAAAATGAAGAAACTACCAGCCGAATACTATATCGAAGAAGATTATGCCGTCCTTGCAGGGCCATACGCCTATGGCAACAAAAAGGACAATCTATACAAGCAACGGGTTATTGATGACCTTAATCGTGGGGGGATTCCTTGGAGAATCCTTCAAGTTAAGGACAACGATTACATTGAACGCAAGGGCATGATCCTACCAAAGCGCACAACATGACATGGGAAAATGAAATATGCCTTCTGGCATTAACCTTAGTAACATTCACAATACTCTTTACTTTTCCAAAGACATGAAAAAGGATTGGGAATATGTTGGCAAGCTTCAAATCTCTGGAAGAACTTGGCGTTATGGCTGGGGAGATGCTGGCAAAACAAATGGAAAGCCAAATGAAGGAATATGTGATTACGAAAATCGCAAAATTATTGTCAACAGAAACCATAAATGCCACCTCGCAGATGTTGTCTCCCATGAGTTGCTCCATGCCTTCTTTCCCCACTGGAAAGAAGGATTTGTTGACGGAATTGGAGAAGCTATTGGAACAGCAGTCAAAGAATTTAAGTATAGTAGTGGAACTTCATCCTCTAAACTTATTGCCGGACGATAATGAGGAAGAATCGCCTTGGCACGAAGAACAACCAGAAGAACTAAAATGAAACCTATCAAATCAGCAGTAGACATCTTTAACGAGTGGTTCGATACCAAGGGGGTTCGTACATACTCAAGTAACCACGGGAGCGCAGAAGGCCACAGGGAGTACCTAGCGGCGGCATTCCTAGATGGATTCCATGAAGGAATGAAGCAAGCATTGGAAATCATTAAGGACAATGATTAGGCAAAAACTCATTAGAGGCGATAGTGTTCCCCCCGGAACTTATCGCTTTACTGTGCCCGAAACAGGGTATCGCATCGCTAATGAGCATACGATTGATGGCCTGTATCGAAAAATCCAGCAACACTACAAGGATAACAACATCCCCCTTCCCGATGACTGGAAAGACAGGGTGGAGGATCAGATGTGCAAACAGCTTCCCGAAGGATGGTGTACCTATGTGGATGGAGTTCCTCAAAACCCTGAGAACATCATTACAGCGGAGAATATCGTTAAGGGCATCACCTCCCTCTACACGATGGCTATAGAGACTCTAAAGGGGCAGGATGTGTTCGTTTCTCAGGATGAGGCAGAGCAGAGAGCGGCTATCTGTGCTAGGTGCTATCAGAATAAACCATCTAACTTCTGCATGGGGTGCGGGGCTATGAGAAAGGTTACTGAACTGGTAGCCAAGGTTAAAGGAACACGTAAAACCAACCTAGACAACAGATTGCATAACTGCGGTATCTGTGGATGCCGAAATGAGGCTATTGTCCATGTCAAGAGAAATATCTTGCTTTCTGGCGAGAAATCAGAGACAACAGAGAGTCGCCCAAATTGGTGCTGGGTAAAAAACCCAGACCTTAACACGGCACAATCCAATCTTCATATATGATTACATTCGGCCTTGATGACCCTAGTATTGACGAGAATCCTCCTAAAACGAGGATTGAATCTGCTAGTGCCGCTCGGTCTATGCTCTATGAGTTGATTGATGACGATCAGATCGCCTCTTATCGCAGGGCGCAGATCCAAGGGATGATTGATGGCAACCCTCCGTATAACGACCAACAGCTTCGTGAGGCTGGTCAAGCAGACCGCATCAATGTTAATTGGGGTCATGCTAGGGCGAAGATTGAGAATGCAGTTATCCCCTACTTTGACATCCTCACCTCAGTTCCCACCTACGCCACCATTAAGACGCAGTATGGCAAGGATATGGGCAAGCGTGAGGAATGGAGCAGGATCATCTCTGATGAGTTCCATAAGCTCCTAGAGCGTGATAACCCTAACTTCCTAGCCCAGCACCAAGTCTGTCAGAAGCAGTTGGTTATTCATGGTCAAGGCCCGATGTATTTCCCAGATGGCGTTGACTGGAGGGCTAAATCCCTTGAGCCTTGGGCCTTCGTTGTCCCCAAGGGAACTAAGGTTGATTGGAATAACTGGGAGTTCTGCTTCGTTCTGGATGAAATGTATTGTGAACAGCTATACTCGTATATCGAAGACGAGGAAGCCGCAGAGCGTGGAGGATGGGATGTAGAGGAGTGTCGGGAGGCTATTATGAATGCCCGTGTGGACGAGCAGGATCAACGTCGTCCTTGGGAATGGTATCAGAAGGAACTGAAGAATAACGCATTATACTACAGCTATGCTAAGTCCAAGATCATCAAAGTGGCTCATATGTATCTTAAAGAGTATGATGGCCGCATTTCCCATTACATTTTTGATCGTCTCAATCCTACTGAATGGCTCTGCGCCAAGCCGTCTCGATATGCCAAGTTCTCAAATGCTTTTACTGTATTTCTTAACGGCGTTGGTAATGGTTTTTATCATGGAGTCAGAGGGCTAGGTCAGGAGGCATTTGCCTATGGAGAGGCTAACAACAGGATGCTTAACGCTCTCATGGAGGGTGTTATCCTATCATCCTGCACGATGTTCCAGCCGCAGACTGCCGCCGATGCAGAGAAGCTGAAGACTGTCCAGATTGGGCCTTATCGCATTCTTCCTCCGGGTCTCAACCTTGTTCAGCAGAATGTCACCCCAAACCTCTCTGCCGCCATGCAGACCGCCTCCTTCTTCCAAGGGCAGGAGAGCGACAATACTGGTCGATTCGGCCCTAGTGTTGCTGGTGGTGGAGGACGCAAGAAGGGAAACAAGGAAGTTGAGTTTGAGATTGGCGAGAAGAGCCGCCTTACCAATGTCCTTGCTGAGATCTACCTCCAGACCCTAGATGTTCACTACGCTGAAGTCTATCGTCGTGCGGCTAACCCTAACCTTATCGAAGAGGATCACGGAGGCCCAGAGGCTCTCCGCTTCCAGAAGGCTTGCTTGGATCGTGGAGTTCCAGCCGCCGCATTGCTAGACATTGAAAGCGTGAAGGCGACTAGATCCATCGGGCAGGGAAGCTCTGCCGCTCGTATGCAAGCTATGGAGCTTATCAGTGAATATCTGCCCCAGTTGCCAGAATCAAACCGCAAGCGGGTTATCAACGCTAACATTGCCGCGATTGCTGGACAAACTGGGGTGGAGACTTTTGGTATCCCAGAAGAGACAAAGCCAGAGGGAAGCGATTTGTCGATTGCGTCCCTTGAGAACAATGCTCTCCAGCAGGGAGGTCAGGTCATTATTGATCCCGACCAGAACCACCTCACCCATCTGGATGTCCACATGCAGTTTGCTAGTCAGATCATTGAGCAGATTAAGGAGAGACAGCTTGATCCCCGCATGGGAGACAAGGCTCTCAAGTCCCTCCTTCCGCACATCCTCACCCACCTCAAGTATCTTGAGGAAGATCCGACCCGTAAGGAGCAGTACGAGGAGCATAACCAGCAACTTTCCGAGCTTCTCAAGATCGCAGATCAAGTTGCAAAGTTCGCTGAACAAGTCAACGAGCAGGAGCAAGCGGCTCAACAGCAACAGGCTCAGGCAGGAATGCAAGACCCGAAGGCTATGGTTGCCATGAACAAAATTCAGCTTGACCGCATGAAGTTTCAAAACGATGCTCAGATTAAGGCCGCAAAGGCTATGCACCAGATGCAGTTGCAGGATCAGAAGACTGCACAACGGCTGATGGTGGATAAGATCAAGGTTGCTTCTAAGTATAGTTCGATACAACCATAACCCAAAAACACAATGGAAACAAACCCCTTCGATGCGGGTAAACTAGAGGCTACCGAGCTAATCGTTAGCCTCATCTACGATAGGTATCTATATCACAGAACCTTCCACGGGAAGGATTCTGAACTGGCGTTATCGCACAAACATCTAATCCAAACCATTAGGGATTTACAGGCAGAACAAATGGAGACAGAGCATGAGTAAGTGTTCTATAAAAGATGTTACTGGATTAAGATATGGAAGATTGATGGTTCTACATCCAACTATACTTAGAAAGTCCAAGTCAGTTGTTTGGTCTTGTATTTGCGATTGCGGTGAAAGACATTACTCTACACTTAGGGGATTAAGACAGGCTCGCACTGCGATGTGCAAGAAATGCAGATATAAAGAACTTTGCAAAAAGAGAACACAGCACGGAAAATCAAGGACTCAGATATATCGCACATGGATTTCCATGATTGATAGATGCTCTAAGTCCAGTGATAAGAGAATGGATTATTACGATAGAGGGATAAAAATATGGAGCGGTTGGCTTGGCCATGATGGACTGGAGCGTTTCATTGCAGATGTAGGAGAAAGGCCATCTTCAAATCATTCTCTTGACAGAATAAATAATGATGGAGATTATGAGCCATCAAATGTAAGATGGGCTACAAGATCAGAACAAATGAAAAACAGGAGAAAGATGTCATCTATACATAAATTCTCCGACAATGAAATTATATCAGAGGCAAAAAGGAGAGGTTTTTTATGTCAAGTTGCTTAATAATAGATCACGGGCTATTCACATCGTTCGCTGAGAGGCTTGCAGAGGATCATGATGTAAAATACTTTGTTCCTTTTGCTGACAGGAGCTTCCCTAAGCACGGCCCAGCAATGCTTGGAGAGGGGCTTAAAAATGTTGAGAGAGTTAATAATTGGGAAACTTATATTGACTCTGTGGATTTTGTGGTTTTCCCCGATGTGGGGTTCATGTTTTTGGCTGAGTGGCTTCGTTCTCATGGCTATAAAGTCTGGGGTGCTGGACTTGGAGAGAAGCTGGAGGTTCAGCGTTGGAGGGCGAAGGAAACCATGCGAGAGCTTGGCCTTCCCGTAGGCAAGTGCCAACTGGTTACTGGAATGACGGCCCTGCGTGAATACATTCGTAATAACGAAGGAACCTACATCAAGATTAGTGGCTTCCGAGGAGTAGCGGAAACTTTTCCCGCTGATACATACGATTTGGTTGCCCCTAGATTAGCGGAGCTTGAGCTTGAGCTTGGCGGGGCATCGGAGGTGTTTCCCTTCGTTATTGAGCATAAGGTGGATTCCGTTGTGGAGGCAGGATATGATGGCTATTGCATCAACGGAGAGTTCCCTGAGACTTGCTTGACTGGAGTTGAAGTGAAGGACAAGGGCTACCTTGGAGCCGTGCGTGACTACAAGAAGCTCTCCGAGCCTGTTAAGATCGTTAATGAGAAACTAGCCCCCTTCATGAAAGAAGCTGGATATTGCCAGTTCTTCTCGACTGAGATCCGAGTTACGGAAGATGGAGTTCCTTATCTTATCGACTTAACCACCCGTTGCCCTGCCCCTCCATCTGCCCTGTATTGGGAGATGATTGAGAATGTCGGGGAGATTGTAGAGGCTGGAGCCAATGGATTCCTTGTCGAGCCTGTATGGAGGGCTAAATATGGAGCCTTGGCTATCATCCATTCATCCTTTGCCGAGGAGAGATGGTGTCCTGTGTCCGTTGATCCAAAGGTTCGCCAGTGGGTCAAGTGGAGGAACTATGCCGAGATCGAAGGGCAGGGATACATCATCCCTACCGAGGGTGTCCGCATGTGCGAGATCGGAGATGTTATTGGCATCGGAGACACTATCGAAGAGGCTATTGAGGCTTGCCAAGAACACGCAGAAGGAGTGAAAGGATTTGGCTTGCATGTCAACACCGATGCAGTTATTGAAGCTCTTAACGAAATTCACAACGCCGAGGAAAATGACATCATTTTCAGCGACGATGAAATGCCTACGCAAAAAGACCTACTATGACATACGAAGATTGGAAGCGAGACACAGCTCTCGCTCCTAAGCTGAAGGAGGCGTTAAGCCTCCCTATCATCCAACAGGCATTGTCTGTTGTGAACGACATGACTGCCGCTAAAGTGCTTGGCAACACAACGGCTATCACCACCCATGCTGGCAATGCATCAGTCCTTTTTGGATTTGATGCTGGTCGAGCATCCGTGATTCGTGACCTTAATGATCTTACTATTGCTCATGAAGAGATCGAAGAGATTCAACCATCCTACACCACAGAGTTTTAATTTATGACAGACCCCACCACCACGACAGTTAGTGCCGATCCAATCATCGCCACTACCCAACACGCTCCAGTAGAAGAAAACTTTGAGAGCGTACTGACAAAGCAACTCAAGCGTCCCAATGTCCCTAAGATGGACATTAAGAGCCTTGATGCGCTTCCCGACAACCTCGTTACGGAGGCTCCAGATGCAGTGAGGACTCCCGCAGGGTTTGACGAAGTTAAGGATGTTGATATTCAGTCATTCCTTAACAACCTCGACAATAAAGACTCAGGGCCAGTTGAGGATGAGCCCGTCAAGGAAACCAAAAAGGCCGAGGCCAAAGAAGAAACCAAGGCAACTAATGACCTTGACTTCTCTGACATTGATCTTTCCAAAGATCCCGATCCGATACCAGAGGAGAAGCCCAAGGGCAAGAAATCCAAGGAGGACAATATCGCAGAGCTTCGCAAAAAAGCCGAGGCTTATGAGGAGTCCCTCAAGGCCAAGGACAGCGAGGTTGCCGAGTATCGTGCAAAACTAGAGAAACTAGAGGGGGAGCTTGAGCGCACTGCTTTTGAGCGTTCCCCGAAATTCAAGGAGACTTATGAAAAACCATACCAAGATGCTATTAGCAAGGCTGGGGAATTCGCAAAAGAGATTGGCGAAGATGAGAGCATTGCAGAGAAAGCTCTATCGCTTAAGGGGCGTGAACGGATTAACTTCATCGACGAGTCGTTCGGGGGCGGTGCTGCTTCGGCTGCATTCCTCCAACTTATTAACGATGCCGATGCTAAACGAGGAAATCTGGAAACGGCTCTCACAGATTATCGAACTACTGCGAATCAACTCGCAGTTGCCGAACAGCAACAGCAGACCCAAACCCTCGAAACGATCAACAAAAACTTTGATCGGGTGAAGGGACACTTGGCTCAGAAGAGCGAGTTCTTCCGTTTGACGGGAGATGAGGAACACGACAAGCGAGTCAACGAGCGCATTGAAGCGGCTCGCAATATCATTCATGGAAATGCAAGCCCGAATGAGATGACTGTCGTTCCGTTCCTTGCTGTTCTAGCTAGGGAGGTTGTTGCCGAGAACGAGAAAATCAAAGCAGAGCTTGCCAAGTATAAGAACAGGGCGGCTCAGGACTCCAAGGTTCAGCCTAGGATTACCAAGAGCATCGCCTCCGATACGGATGGCGAAACCCGTGGAAAGCCCAAGTCAGCACTTGAGGCTATCCGCTCCCAGCTTCGTTGAAGCTACAGACCTACGGACTAGACTTCAGTCAGCATCCCTCCATCACGCAACTTGAAATAGAGTTGCTGATGGTGGCTGATGCCGATCCATCCCGCATCAGCGGAGTGAGCAGGGGACAGCACATCAAGCACGTCATAGCGATGCTATGGCCCGATGTGATTAAGTCATGGAATGATTGGAATGAACTAGCCTTGTGGGCATGGACTAGCTACAGGGAGATCGGGGTTACGGGGTGTGCGGCGGCTGGTAAGACATTCACATTCACCCTCTTATCTCTGGTTGAGTATCTGGCTCGCCCTATGGGAACCCGTGTGGCTCTCACTTCCACTACTGTTCCCTCCCTGCGAGGTCGCATCTGGTCGGAAATGATGAGGTTCGTTCGTCCTGCCGTCCCTCTGTTTGGTCTGAATGTGGTCGACTCCCAGACCAAGATCCAATTCAACAAAGGAGATGATAGAAGTTCTATCATAGCCCTTGCCGTTGATTCTGGGGCGGTAGAACAAGCCGTTGGTAAGCTACAGGGTGTTCACCTTCCCCGCATGGTAATCATGGTTGACGAAGCGGCACAGACCAATCCTGCCGTGTTCTCAGCTAGGGCTAACTTGGAAGTTGGTACGGACTTCTATCACTTTATCGCCATCGCTAACGCCTCCTCCATGTTCGATCCGCATGGTCTATTCTGCGAGCCTCGCATGGGGTGGGGAAGCATTGGGGATGACGACGAGCATTGGGAAACCAAGTCTGGGGTGTGCGTAAGGTTTGATGGATTGAAGTCCCCGAATGTCAAGGCGGGGCGGGTCATCTACCCCTACCTCTTCTCGCAAGACAATGTTGACATCATCCGAAAGAACTTCGGAGAGGGATCTCTGGAATGGAACAGCTATTGCCGTGGGATGTGGAGCAAGTCGGGGGCAAGGAATACTATCCTTGACAGCGCAATGATCTCTGAGGGCAAGGCCAGAGAGAAAGTTATCTGGGCTGGGGGTGGACTAAAGACCATTGCCGCACTTGACCCTGCATTCACAACCGATGGTGACGATTGTATTCTCCGTTTCGCCAAGGTTGGCAAAGCCGATGACGAGCAAGTGATGATTGAGCTTACGGACATCGTAAGACTTAATCTCATGGATGACCCGAACTATCCGTTGTTCTACCAAGTCGCAGATCAGACCATCAACGAGCTTGAGAAGCGAGGCGTGAGGCCAGAGGACTTCGCTCTGGATGCAACTGGTGCTGGGGCTGGTATTGCCGACATCATCAGCCAGAGATGGCAGAATGGATTTATGCGAGTGAGCTTTGGTGGAGCCGCTACGGATGCTCCCATCAGCGTTGAAGATCCTCGCCCTGCAAAGCAAGTCTATAGCAATCGGGTGACCCAGCTCTGGAGCCAGATCAAGGTTGTCGTGATGGCTGGAAGAATGAGGGGGCTGGACGATCAGACGGCACGAGAGCTATGCGCTCGCATCTACTCGCTCAAGAATGAGAAGACATTGATGGAGTCCAAGAAGGATCTGAAGAAGCGCACGAAGGGGAACTCCCCAGACAGGGCTGACGCGCTCTCCCTGCTTGTCGAGCTTTTTGTCAATCAAAATGGGCTAGGGAACGCCACAGCAAGTCAATTTCAAAATGATGCAGATTGGGAAAAATATGTTCTCGACAACGAGATAGAGGCATCGTATCAGTAGCGCATGAACCCAACCCTTCCCCAGCGCATCAAGGTGCTTTGCGGTAGTGTTGGTTCGATTCCAACTCGTTTGCCGAGGGTAGGTACGAAGGGAGTCTTGGTTCAATTCCAAGATGATATGTCTCATGCAAATGGCATGAGTAACTCTGGTGAGACAAATGGCACGGGCGGCTAGTCCGTTAGCAACCAAGCGGAATCTTGGCTATAGCAAAACAACCAAATAAAAACATGCAAACACGAAAACTAGTCAAAGATGCACCACATCAAAAATACATCACATCGTCGGGTGAAGAAGTCCCCGGAGGATCGACAATCTGCAAGATCGGCGACGACCCTTCAGCCCTCATCCATTGGGCATGGAATTTGGGAACGGAAGGCAAAGACTACAGGAAGGAAAGGGACAAAGCGGCAGACATCGGAACCATTGCACACTTCATGTGCGAAGCATTTCTCAACGGATTTGTCTGTGACCTATCTGACTACAAACAGGAGGACATCGACAGGGCTTTGGTGTGCTACACAAAGTTCGTAGATTGGTGGGAAGCGGAGGGTCTGTCCGTCGTCGCAACTGAGACTCAACTTGTCCATGAAGGAATGCGTTATGGTGGAACTATCGACCTTGTTGCGAAGGACAAGGAGGACAAGCTATGCCTCATTGATCTAAAGACCAGCAAGCGCATCAGCGATGGTTATGTCAGACAGATCGCTGGATATACGGATCTATGGAATGTCAACAGGCTGGAGAGGATTCAGAGATGGTCTATTGTTCGCATCGGAAAGGAGGAAGAAGGAGACTTCCAAATTGAGTGGTATGACGAGGACAGGATTACACACGCCAACAATACATTTCGCCAACAAGTAGCCCTCTACTGGGCTATCAAAGACGAGAAAGCCGCAAAGCCTAAGAAGCCCCGTGGCAGGAAGAAGGCGCAATGAGCATCCCTTCATCCGAAGACGCTGAGAAAGCATTCCTTTCATGCGTGATCCAGAATATCAGCATTCTCAACGAGGCCGCTGATACCGCCAGTCCCAAGCTATTCTTCCATCCAGACCATCGCAGGATCTTTGAGGCCGCTTTGGATCTCTGGAAGGAGGGAAAAGATTGTGATCTCGTCACCCTAACGGATCACATGAACAACAATGGAACTCTCGACATGATCGGGGGGGCTGTTGTCCTCACCAATGCGTTCTTAGCCCCCGCTGTCACATCCAACTGGGAAAGCTATCTTGAGATCCTCCGAAATAAGCATACAGCTAGACTCGCTATTGCCGCCGCTGAGAGGATCATCGAATCTGCAAATAACCCAGCTATGGCTGGCGAATTGTCCGAGGTGGTGCAGAAGGCTCTGGTTGCCGTTGCCGCTGATGCTGAATCATCCTCCAGAATTGAAAGCGTTAAGGAGATCGCAATTCAGCGACTTGATGAGTATGACCAGATGACCAAGAACAAAGGGAAGTTGCTGGGCATCTCCACGGGGTTTGACAGACTGGATAAGCTCACGGGGGGATTCCGCAATGGTCAGTTGGTCGTGATCGGTGCGCCTACCAAGGGAGGTAAGACAACGATTGCTCTCAACATGGCAATGCGTACTGCTGGTATCTCCCAGAACCCCGTAGGAATCATATCGCTTGAGATGTCAAAGGGGGAACTTATGGACAGGCTCATCTCATCGGTCGCCGCTGTGGATCTTTCCCTCTTGACAAGCGAGGATGGTCTTACAAAGGACTTCATGCAGAAGCTCAATGCAGGAGCGAACAAGGTTGCGAATCTCCCGATGTGGATTCGTGATGAAAGCTCCATCAATTGCCTCCAGCTTCGTGCGGCGGTTCGCAGGATGGTTGCCGTCCACAATGTCAAGATGATTGTTGTGGACTACATCCAGCTACTTGAACCTACCAACAAGACGGACTCCAGAGAGCGTCAGGTTGCCGAGGCATCACGCACCTTGAAGATGTTGGCGAAGGAATGCGGCATCGTGATCCTTGCTCTCACGCAACTCAACAGCGATGGAGCGAGTCGAGAGTCAAGGGCAATCGAGCACGATTCCGATTTATTCTTGACAGTCTCTCAGGATGAGAAAGTTCCCGAAGACTGGTTCTTGAATATAAAACTTGCCAGAGCATGCCCAAGGGCTAGTATTCCTCTTACCTTCAAGAGCCACCTATTGCGGTTCGACGAAAGGTATGACTAAAAACAAACACACAATGCAATACGATAACACCAATAGCGGAGCCGCATTCCGTAAGGACAACCCCAACCCCAAAGCCCCTCAGTATTCTGGCCCTCTCAATGTAGAGGGAAAGGATTTTGAGATCAGCATCTGGGAGAAGACGAGCAAGGCAGGGAAGCCATTCCTTTCCATCAAGGTTGGCGAACCCCGTGAGAAGAAGTCTTACACTCCCAACGATCACAACAAGTCCAAGGCGAACGGATACGCTCCTCAAGATAAAGACGATCTAGATATTCCCTTCTAGTCATCGGCATGGTGTTCGGAGAGACTCCGAAACGGGCTGTCATGTGGCCTTATGAAACACCGATAATCCCCTCGAAGCCCTCCTGCGATTGGTTCCGCACGGAGGGCTTCTCCTTTTAGAGCTAGTGTTTATGCGGCTCCAGATGCGATCAAAAATAATTAAAAATAAATTTTGACATCGTGATAAAATTTGAAATACTTGTCTCAAGGGAAGCAACCAGCCCTGCAAAAACAAACACACATGAAAATGATCCACACATGCAAGAACGAGGAATGCAAACACGATATCATCGTGGAATACTGGAGTGCAGATAGGGACGGGGAAGCAGAAATTGATACTTGCGAATGCCCCAAGTGCGGGTATGAAATAGACTTTGAAGACATCGACGATGACTTCAAGCGGGGTGTGAACTTCGCATAACAAAACAACAACAACCAATGAAAGACATGAAATATACAATCCAACTACTGAACAACATCCAGCCTCTCTTTGAGGTCTGCGTCAAGCAAGCTAACAGGCACGGCCTTGAGGAGATCAAGATTAGTAAGGCAAGGGCAAGGGAGATTCTCCTACTCATTGATGCCGCCGACAAGGAGATGGAAGATCTTAACAAAAAGAAGACTTCCTACTACAGCCACCTCGACGCTATTTTCGCTGTATGAAAAAGCTATCACTCTTACTCGCCATCCTTGGAACTGCTCAAGCTCAGGATTTCGTCACGCCCGACTACATGCATGGCAACCATTACATCGAACCATACTCGCCACCATGCGAGACACGCTACCAAGCCATACCAACCGCCTACTCAACCGCCATGCAACATTACTACGATTCTGTATGGTCTGAGCCTAAGCCCAGCCCAACTCCTATCGTCATCATCATCCACAGCAAATGAACACATTCGTTATCACATTCGGAGCCATTGGAATCATTGGGGTATATATCCTTGGACTATGGCTATTCAAACACCATGTCGAACAAAAGATGCTTGAGTTCCTCGCCCGTAAATGGGCGCATGATAAAGAGAACTTTGAGCTTTGGATGTATAATCTATCCATCAAGGTCATCAAGAAGGACATCCACAATTCCCAAAATGAAATCTGAAGATCAAATCCTGCACCTACAGGCAGAACTTGACGGGGTGCTACGCTCCCTAGAGGACATAAAGAAGTTGCTCTCTATGGGAAAGAGCAAGGAGATCTACGACGAGATAAACACTATCCTCAAGCACTATGGAAGATAAAAATCCACCAGCACCTCACGCTTTCCTTGTGAGTCGATACAGGGATTCTGGAGAGCGAATCACTTTTGAGATAGACGAAAACTCCACCCTTCCCGAAGCTATTGGTGCCTTTGAGCGATTCTTAAAGGCTGTGCAATACTCCATTCCAGATGGGAAAATGCTAGACATCGTGGGAGGCGAAGAATGAGAAAGCGAACACCCGAACAATGGCTGGAGCAGATTGAGATGCTACCAGTTCATAGAAGGAACTCCATAGCCAAGATAATATGGTGGGACTTCTTTGGGGGTCGCTTAAATGGAAAGAGGTGGGATCACCTTGATAGGTATGTAAACACTCCTTATGAAGAGATCCCAGATGACATTATGCTTGAAGGCCTCCAGCTAGTAGGCTTTACTGAAGCACAGGCTCGCCAGCGCATCTTCCCAGAAGAGCGTTTAACAACCACACCAACAAAACCAACAACCACTGAAAACCAATGAGTATTATTATCCCTGCTGGCATTGACCAGACCAACATCCGAGTCCCGATGCAGTTCCCTCTGCGTCCCGATGCGGATACTGTCCTCGACGCTAATGATCGTGTAGTCTTAACTATGGACAATGCGATTGACATTGCCGAGTCAATCAAATTCGCAAAGCTATTCTCCAAGGCTCCCGATATGTGGCAGTTGCTTGGAGACATGTACCTTATGCTGTCCGTGATTGCCAAGGAGAACGGACTAAATCATGGAATGGACGATGAGGAGGACAAAGACAAGTGCCTCTTGTGCAGGGCTGAAAAGATTCTGGACTCAATCAAATGAGCGCAAAAACAAAATGCCCTAATTGCAGGGAGCTTGATTGCAAGCCCTACTATCGTCCACATGGACAAGAGTGCCAATCTCCCTTGTGCGAAATGACTGAAAGAGCATTGAAGGCAGAGGCGAATCTTCGCAAGGCTATTGAGATCGCTGAAGAAGTTGGGGAATGCTGTGGGTGTATCACCCCGCTTCATATCAAAGAACTAGAATCCATGAAAGAAGAGCTAAAAAAATATACCAAATGATCGCCCTCGCCGCACTTAGCCTAATCATAGGCGTTGCAACATTTGTAGCCCTTGTGAACAAAGAATGAACGACACGACGACACGATGCCCAGTTGTCAAGGAATCCTTAACTACTCAATTCAATCCATGCCCCTTCTGTGGTGCTAAAGAAGAAGATTCCGAACTTGATTGGGACGGATCTGTAGAACCATCCCTATCACTCCACACTTGGAACCACGGGGACGGACACAAGACTTATGTAGTTCAATGCGCCCGTTGCGGAACTTCTGGCCCACTTAACTACGCCCCAGAGAACTCCATCAAAGACTGGAATACTCGCTACTAAACCAACCATGAACGACACGACGACCACCGACAAGTGCCCCCATTGCGGGGCTGACAATGCGGGCAAAGAGACTTACGAGTTTCGCGGAAAGCCAGCCTACATTTACAAATGCAGAACCTCAGTTTCCCAAGCCATTCCAGATCTGGATGGACGCTCCGACCTCTGCCTCGAGCGCGAGGCACGGCAGAAAGCAGAGGCCGAGGTCGCTCGGCTTACCGAATTAGTAGAATGGTACAAATCGGGAATAGAAGGATGCTGGCATGCCGCTAACACATACGACGGAAACTACACTCGCGCCTGCGACAATGTAATGACGATAGCTTCCGCAAAACTAAACCACAAAATCAATCACACAAAATGAACGAAACACCAACCCACTGCCCTGTATGCGAAGCTAACCGCTTTGAAGCTCTCTACGGATTATCCCTGATGAGAGAATGTATCCCCCTCGTGGTGGGGCTTGAATTGGAGAAGCGAGCTATGAAAGCCAAGGCCGAGGTCGAGAGGCTTAAAAGCAAACTACGCCGAGCCGTTGAGATTACGGAGGGTCTTTTAGTCTGCTCAACCGTGGATCGGGCGAAACTTCGCTCCGAACTCAACACGATCAAGGCAACCTTAAACGAAACAAAATGAACCACGAAGACGCAATTCAATTAATCAGCACCATCCACGATGTAGGGATGGGATTGGTTATCATTCTCGCAGGCAACGCCGCAGCCACACTCATTAGCTCAATCAAATGACCCCCAACACGACGACCCGATGCCCTCATTGCGGTGCAGACCGAGCTAATTACATCCTGACATCCATACCTCCAAAGTATCCGTTCCAATGCGGATCTTATGAAGGCTACCAATCTGATCTTTGCAAGAAAGGACAGGATCAAATCAATGCCATGAGCGACACAACGACCCCACGCACGGATGCTTTGATTGAAGAGCTAAAAAGAAACCCAATCGTTTCGGGATGCGATAGAGTTCTGGATTACGCCCGTCAGCTAGAACGCGAACTCCAGAAAGCCGAATGGAATGCCAACACCCTTCAGGCATCTTTAAATGTTTCCGAATTAAATGTCCGCAAGCGAAATGAGCGAATCGACGAACTAGAGGCCGAGGTCGCATTGCTTAAAAGCAAACTACGCCGAGCCGTCGAGATTGCTGAGTGCGGATTAGTTGGCCCTGCCAGTCGCAACCTCCGAGCCGAACTCGACGCGATCCGCGCAACCCTACCCGAAACCAAATGAACGACACGACCACCATGACACCACAAGAAATCAACCGCCGCATTTTTGAAGAATGCGGATGGAAGCCAATGGAGGGCATCAATAAGGGCTGGACAAACGACAAAGGCATCTACAGGTCATTCCCGCACAACTACCACGGCGACCTAAACGCCATGCACGATGCGGTCAATTACGGAATCGCCAACGGCTTGTTTGAATCGTCCGTGTATCGCACCTATCTGGCCGAGCTAGAACATGATTACTGGAACGCAACCGCCGCGCAACGTGCCGAGGTTTTCCTCCGCGCTCTAGGAAAATGGGAGGACGGGGAATGAGCCACGAAGACGCACAGGCAATCGTTTCGGCCATCAACGGTGCTTCGGGAGTTTTGCTTCTTATCGCACTCGTTATTCCACTCCACGCCCTTTTTAGAAAATGAACGACACGACGACCCGATGCTTATGACAACCGAACAAATCAATATCATCATTAAACTCATCGAAGCACAGTCCAATCTAACGCTTGCGGCAACTCACTCGTCCGATGGCGGGTTAGTCGAATCCGTAAT